ATGATGTATTTTTAATGGTCGTTGATTAATTAGTTCAAGTGCTGCTAGGATCTCATCAGTCGTTACTTGGCTAAAATCGGTCTTTTTCGGGAAGAACCAGCGTAACCGTCTATTAAAATATTCATTGGAACCTCGCTCCCATGGTGAATATGGATGGCAAAAATAAACTTTGATCTGATAATCCTGTTCTAAGGCCTGATAATTGGCAAACTCTTTACCATGATCAACAGTAATGGATTTTACTTGGGGACCGAAGGCCCCCATAAACTTGCCAAAGGCGGTGTTTAGAGCCTTAGCCGTTCTATTAGGGGCTTTGATGGCCCATAGAAGTCGGGTCTTACGTTCTACGAATGTAACCAGACATGATCGTGACTCACTTCGACTAGAAAGCACCGTATCTACTTCCCAATGACCAAAAGCTAACCGTTGATTAACAGTTGTTGGCCGTTGTTCGATGGAAGTCCCACTTGTAAATTTCCCACGATTTTCGCTCACTCGGTGCTGGCGGACATTCCGATTGGGTAGATCAGTCAATTTGAAGGGGAGCCAGCCACGATTAAGCCAATTATAAATTGACGCAGTGCTCAAGTTATAAGCGGCCGCAATGGTTTCTGGTGACCAGGTTAATCGTAAGTGATTGGTAATTAAAGTCGCTAATGCTGCCGTCAGCATCGAACGACGACCGCAATTCCGCCTTTTGCGATCTGCATCTTGCTGAGCTAATTCTGGATCATAAGGTTTAACCCGGTCCAACTCATAGCTAATCGTAGCTTTGGCGACGCCTAAGGCGTCAGCCATTACTTGGTAAGATTTATTCCCCTCATTGACCAGTTGTGCTAGTGCGCCACGTTGAAAACGTGATAAAGTAGATGTACCCAAAGTAATCACTCCCTATATTGGTTGGAATTAGCTACTACCATTGTAAGTGATTGCTTTGGGCTTTTTAATTTCTGTTCGGATTAATTATAGAATTTGCCGGTTATTAAACAAAGCTTCCAAACATTGGGGTGACTAGATGCAACAGTCACGAGCGCAGTTAATTGAGCAGGACGGTCAATACTATTTGGTTACACGGTTAGATGAGAAGCCTAATTTAGACCATATAGAGACCGTTAGCGGCTCCCACAGCCAATTTTATGTGGATTGGGAAATAGCTGACACACGTAAAGCTAGGCCACAACAGCGACGCTTGTTCTTCGCGTTGCTTAGTGACATCTATACGTGGTCAGGCATGCCGACAGACTTCTTAAAAAGCTTGTTTTATTTGCAGTATGAGTCATATACGTTTGGCAAGCAGATTAGCCTGTCAGACACCACAGAATCGTCTGTGAGCGATGCTAACCAGTTACTCGACCTAGTCATCGACTTCATGTTTGAGTGGCATGTGCCGTTCAAGGAAGGCTATAAGCTATTGCCGCGTGAGCAAGAATATTATCTGTTTCAATGTTGCCGCCACCGAGTTTGCATGATCTGCGGTAATCGTGCTGATATCCATCATATAGACGTTATTGGAGCCGGCTTGAACAGAACACACGTTGACCACACCAAACGGCACGTTATGGCATTGTGTCGAGTCCATCACAGCGAGATTGAGCAAATTGGCTCCGTGGCATTTAGTGCAAAATACCACGTCCCAGTAGAGGGGATAAAACTAGATAAAGAAACATTAAAACGAATTGGCTTGAAAGGTAAATACAGCAGTGACTAATACACCGGGTAGGTGGAATGCCTACTATATGATTGAGGTGATATAGATGAATAACCTTTTAATTAGTGAACCACCGTTACAGGTGCTGCCGTCGCTGGCCGTTAAGGTTGGTCTAAACGAAGCAATTGTTTTACAGCAGTTCCATTACTGGCTAAATCGTTCAAACAACGAACGTGATGGGTATAAGTGGATTTACAACAGCTATACGAGTTGGCATAAACAATTTCCTTTTTGGAGCATAAAGACTTTAAAACGGGCGATTACAAGCCTTGAGAAAGACGAGTTTTTGATCTCTGGAAACTACAACAAGGCCGGGTTTGATAAGACTAAATGGTACCGCATTAACTACGAAAAATTAGAGGGCCAACCATTGGGTCAAAATGGGCCAACGAGTAGCCCAAAATGTCCCAATGGAGTAGCCCAAAATGGGCCAACCAATACCAATAGATTACCAGAGACTACTACAGAGACTACAAATAATAAACGTCCCAACTCAAAAACCGAGTATGGACCCGATGATCCACCCTACAAAGTAGCAGTCCATTTGTTGACCAGAATTAAGCAACGGCAATCTGACTTCAAAGAACCAAACTTACAGAAATGGGCTAATGACATCCGTCTAGCTCATGAACGTGATCATCGTGATTATGAAAAATTAGATTGGCTAGTAGATTGGTCACAGGATAATTCATTCTGGCAAGCAAACATTTTGTCGGCAGGGAAGCTACGCAAGCAGTATGACACGCTCATGGGTCAGGCTGAACGGGATCACCCAACTAATGTTGCGCCACAAACACGAGAGGACTGGTTTGGCTAATGGAAAATGTAACGAAGTTATTCAATCAAGCCACGATTCAGAAAGTAGTAGCGGCTAGAGGAATTGATACAACTAAGTTGCCAACCAAAGAAGAATTGGATCATCAAACAATTGATCGGGCAAATGCGGGCGTAATTGCTAACCGAAAACGATATTACTATCGCATGTCAGTCTGGTCTGGAGGCGTGCCGCTACGATTTAGCTTTAATGATTGGCGAATTGATAAACAGCCTAATCAAGCTAAAGCTAGAGAACTTGGTAATCAAGCATTTAAGTTAGCTAGGCAATTAGAGACTAACCAGTTCAACGTAGCACTTGCAGGCGGCCCTGGTGTTGGCAAAACGTCATTAGCACTGGCAATTATGTATCAGTTAATGGGTGTAGGCCAAACAGCGATGTTTGTTTCAACAGCTGAGTTGCTACGGCTGGTAAATGAGAAATACGAAGCACCGGACGTACGTCAACGGTTACTATACGTTTTAAAAGACATGCAAAACGTTGATGTTCTAGTTTTAGACGATTTTGGTACTGAAGGCGGTAAGCCAACCGAAAAGGGGTTCTACAAGCCAGTGCACAAAGATTTGCAGACGCTGATGTATCAAGTGGCGAATGCGCGTTGCGATTTTGATCATAACGAAGTCAAACATATAACCATCATTACGACTAACAACACACGTAAGCAATTAGAAAGTATGTATGATGGCAAAACAATCGATCGCTTATATACCAAGGATACTAGCTGTCAATTGCTGTTTGACAACATGGAAGGAGTCAGAAGTGTATGAGTTGTGAATTATGTCATGGTAGTAAAGTTGTTCAGCAACCGCTTGAAAGTTATGGTTTCACGTTTGCCCCATGCCCAAATTGTACGAATGAGGTACACGCTCATTACGAACAAGAGCTTGAAAGGAAGTTAGCCTATGGCAAGAAAAAATTGGCTTAAAGAACTGGAAGTAATTCATAAGCTAGAAGCGAGATATGGCAGCATGGATAACGTACCTAATAGCAAACTAGCTAACCTGCATAAGATGCCCGGAATTAAGGCCGTATCAGGCGATTACACGGAGATTACGCGTACCCAGTATAATGCCATTAAATTAGTCATGGAAGGCAAGCAGGGTAAAACTAGGGCGTCTCGGGAGCTAAAGCACAGTAACGTTTGGCTGGATAGACGTATTCGCGCGATTGACGAAAACAAATACTACATTACGGAGGACGAAGATGCCTAAACACACTAAGAAGCGTTCAACGATTAAACGGAAGCACCGACGTATGAAGGAACACGCCGAAGCAAACAAAGCTAAAGCACAGGATAATAAGCAATTGGCCAAGGAATATGAGCCGTACAACATTCGCAAGTGGGCGTTTGAAGCGTTCGGGGAGGATTGAAAATGAGTGATGAAATGAAATTGGACTTGGCATGATAGCCTTATTTATTTTAGTCACAACCATTGGGAACTTCTTAGACGGATTCTGGCATGGGGTTACTTTTATCAGTGTTGTGGCATGGATTGTAATAGCACTGGAACTTTTGAGTTCTAGGAAATGATTGGAGATGGCGACGATGACCGATGAAATGAAAGAATTACGTGAACTGTTAGTCAAAGATTACGAAGGCTGGATGGATTTAAGAATGCTTGCAACCGCTGCTGGAATTAAACAAGCAATAAACGAGCTAGATGATTTGGTAGGAGATGGCGACGATGATTAAGTTTAGGGCGTGGGACAAGGAAAACGAAATCTATCTTTACAATGTGCAGGACGCTTATGACACGTTGAGCGGGTTCGTAAAATATGATGATGGCGAAGATGCTGAGTATGACGAGTCTTGCTTTGGCGATTTCTTAGATAATGAACGGTATGATACTGAACAGTTTACTGGCCTGAAAGACGTGAACGGCAAGGATATCTACGAAGGAGACGTTATCATCACCCACCCAAAGTATGATAATGAGGAATCTAAGCGTGGCATAGTTCAATATGGAATTTTCCGTGCTGAATTTTCATATGAGGTTAGAAATGGAGATCACCGGTCTATATGGTCAAGCAATGAGTATCGAACATATGAAGTCATCGGAAACGTACACGAGGATCCAGAACTATTGGAGGAAGCACATGAATAATGAAATGCAGATAGCGTATTATTTCATTCCTAATAGCTCGTTTTCAATCGAGTTACGGATTTACCGTAAAAACGAAAAGTATCCGATTTACAAAAATGAGGATTATTTTATTTTGATGGCCGAAAACGGTGAATTTAACTTAACTGAAAAAGCGTTAAATGAAACAATTGCCGATTGGAGTGCCCATATAGGTCGATTTGAAGCGTTAGGAGATGGCAACGATGATTAAAATTTATCGTATAACGGACACTATCAAGGCAGAACAATTTGACGGAAGCGATAATATGATTGAACTTTATGACATGGGATTTCAATTAGCACCTAATGGCAAAGGTGGAGCAATCATTAAGACCCTAGAAGGTGATCTATTAGTACATGTAGGTGACTGGATCGCCACTGGCATCAAGGGCGAGCATTGGCCGATTGCAGACGACGTGTTCAAGCAGACGTATGCCGAGCTTCCAGTAGTTCCACAATATGTTGCTGAGTGTATTAATTATATGAAGTCAAGCTATCGTGATATTTGGGACGCTATAAACTACCCTTTCAGATCAGATAATATTAATAAGTATATGGAAGATAATTCGGAAACGTTTGCCCGTGCATGGCTAGACGGATATGTGGTGGATGGAAAACATGACTGATATCGAATACGCCAAAGAAATCCAAATGAAAGCCACAGTTGCCAACTTGGAAATGAACGTGGCACCGGCAACTAGGCAACAGGCACAAATTGGCCAGGACTTCATTGCTGACATTATGGAGTTGAGTGAAAGGGGAATTGGTAGTGAAACGAACGACGATTAGAAAAGTTGAAGATATTCTACGTGACTATCCCAAGATTGACAAGTATATCGAGAAACGTGAACAGGAATTACGTTATCCAACTGTCCCTCGTGATGATAATGTCGGAGGTGGCAAGGCACAATACAAGTATCCGGAAACGACACTCAACACGATTATCACGATTGATGACGATCGACGCATTAATGCTTTGAAACATCAGCGGGAAGTGATTGACGATTGTCTAGATGATGTGGGACATGATACGGAGGTTATTATTAAAGAATTGTATTTCAAGAAACATCAGCGATATACGATTGATGGACTAATTACAAATCACTTAATCAACGTTAGTCATACTAAAGCGTTTGAATTAAGAAATGAGTTTATTATGGAATGCGCTAAGGGATTGGGATTATATGAAATCGCGTATTAATTGCGTATTTTCGACCCCTATAATCGTGCTAAATTGGTAGTATGCAAAATGTGATTGACGTGCATGAAGTAATCCTCCAAATTACAGACTGGTAATCGCTGTGGGCTAATTGGTAAGCCACAATGGGATGTAGGTTCGAGACCTACCGGCGATATAGTTATACAGCATGTAGGGTGCAAATCCCTGCCAAGCACATTCAAACTGCTCTCGCTTATTGGCGGGAGTTTTTTGATACATAAAGCAAACGTGAAAGGAGAAGATAAAATGAATTTACTAGACGCAGTAAACGAATTGCTAAAGCTTAACAAGCAAGGTGTATCGGCCCATATAGAAGGAACTATGCCAGGCGCTCAAATCAGGCTAAATAAAGATTACCCAGACTCAGCACCATTAGAACTGTGGGGCACTAAATTAAATGACCCAACCATGTGGGAATATTTAGGCATGTGGAATCCAGGAATAGATGACTGGCAATCACAAAGCTGGCAGGTTAAATACTAATAAACAAATAAAGCAGGTGAGTATAATAATGTTCACACACGGCGACCACGTTGGGGTCTATGGTAATTACTATCCAGACAAGCTAAGAAGAAAGCAGGTAAGTAGAATGGAAGTATCACACACGCTAGATGGCTACTGGGTACTATCAGGATATATTGACCCAGAGCATGAGGACGCACAGGCTACCATGAGAAAAGCAAAGGAGCAGTTTATCAGAGTCAATCCTTTAATTGACTCAGCTAAAGTGGTTGTTGTTAATGGTGAGTTCAAGCAACCTATTAATAAGTGTTTAGCGTCAATGATTATCGATGGTGCAAATTCGGAGTGTGCCGGTGATTAACTATGGCAAAGATGATTAACACAAAGTATGGCTACGTCACGCCACAAGAAGCGGAGATGGATGCCCACTTAGATAAATGGATGAAGCGTCGTGCTAAACATAAACGGAGGAAGCAACATGCCAAGAACAAGAAGATGCCGCTATCCTAACTGCCATGCGATGGTCGCTTTACCTGACCACTATTGTCAGCAACACTATGAGCATGAAGCTGAGTACTTGGCTAGTCGGCAACGTTGGGCACGTAGCAATGACAAGCAATACACACACAAGTACAACACGGTTACGCGTTATCGAAACGAGGACAAGCGTCAGCAATACAGCTTCTATCGGACGAGGCAATGGTCACACTTAAGACAACAAGTCCTAGAGTGTGACCATTACTTATGTGCTTACTGTAAAGTACAAGGCGTCATCACACCTGCTAAAACAGTCGATCACGTAGTGCCCATTGAGTTTGATGAAACACTGAAAGCTAACGTCGATAACTTAGCTGTAATCTGTGGGAGTTGTCATCGTGCTAAGACGGACTGGGAGCAATCATACTATGGCACTGGTCAAGGAAACGAGTTACAAAGCGCAACGCCAATCAATGATGTATCGTCAATCGTTGTGTTAATGAATAAAAAATAAGTTCAATCAATTTATTGGTGCCTGTCGTGCGATTTAAGCAACTTTAAATTTATTAATGTAGTTAGTCACGATGAGAATTAAAACAACCCCCGCCCCCTAACACGTCCCAGGAAGAGCACACACATTGGCGTTATTTTGTGATAGAAACAATTTTTTAATTTTTTTAGGTAGGGGGGGTCATCAAATGATGAAAGGAGATAGTAGTAATGAAAAAGCAGGATAAAGACGTTAACAACGGACAATTAACGCGCACACCGCCAGCTTACTTAGGCCGGCAAGCTAAGGTCGTTTGGCGTCGATTAGTGCCTTTTTTAGAAGACAATACCCCGGTTAAGCGCATTGATAGCGGACTTGTGGAGCAATATGCCTCCCAATATGAGATTTATCGCAATGCGTATAAACACATTCAGGAAAACGGTGAAGTCCAAGCAATCTATAAAACGTTACAAGATCAGACCGGTAAAAAAATTGGTCGAGACTTCGTGGGCTACAAGCGCAATCCCATGACACAGATTTACGATTCAGCGGTTAAGAATCTAACGAAGTTAGGCGCTGAATTGGGACTGTCTCCTAAGTCACGTAGCGATTTGCTCAAGTTAAACTTAGATGATCACAAAGACGAGCGAAGTATTAGTGATCGTATGAAAGAATTTTTGGGAGGGTAAATAAGTTCATAGAAGCGTAATTAATTAGTTTGATTTTGTGAAAGGGGGTGATCTTATGAATATTGACCTTACTCAATCACACGATGTGTTAGGAGCATACCGTGGAATTGATGTTAAAAGTATTCGTGACGAATACACAGACGCAGGAACTCAGTATGCCTTAGATGTTTTAGATCAGAAGGTAACTACTGGTTATTTAATTAAGCTAGCGGCTTTTCGCCATATCCGAGACTTGCAACGTCAAGGTAGCGTTGATTTTCCTTTTACTTATTCGGTTAAGAAAGTAGACCAAGTGCTTAAATTTGCTTCCATCTGTCCGAACGTTGATACGGGCGAACCGACAAAACTTATGCCGTGGCAAGAATTCATTATGGCAATGCTGGTTGGATGGCGTAATGATGACGGTGGCAAGCGTTTCTCACGGGCCATTGTTTCCGTTGCACGTGGACAAGGTAAGACGTACTTGATGGCAATTATCACTGCTTATAGTTTTTTAATTGAGTCATTGGGACTGTCTAACCAAGACTATTTGGTTTCATCAATTAATTACAAACAAACTAGTAAAATTCTAGGCTACATTAAGTCGATGTTAGCCAAGATTGCAACTATTGAACCGTTTAAGTCATTGATTGATGATAGCGGGCTAGATACTCGGACATTGTCGTCTCAATCTGATCAAGTTGTTATGAGTAGTAACAACAACAAACTGCGAGCAATCAGTCACGAAGCCGGTCAATATGACTAGCTAGGCTCATTTCACTTTACAACGGCTATTTTTGATGAAATTGGTGAAATTAAGACACGACAAAAAATTTCTAAGATTGTATCAGGGCAAGTTAAGGTGCGTAATAAGCAATTCATTCAAATTTCAACGGCATATCCTGATCCTACTGTTCCGTTCCACGATGATGAGCGTATGATTCAGCAGGCTATGGAACAAGATTATTTGCGCGATGCTGATACATATTTGGGGCTTATTTGGTCGCAGGACAATCTGGACGAAACTTATAAGCCCAATATGTGGGTTAAAAGTAATCCCTTACTAGATTTACCAAGCCAACGAGAAGTGTTGCTGAACGGTTTGACAGATAAGCGCGATTCTGACGCTTTGTCGGGCACACTCAACGATTTCCAAAACAAAAACCTAAACTTGTGGCTAGAACAATCGACCGACAGCTTCTTAAAACTGCCTGACGTTGAGCGAGCTATTGTGCCGTCATTTAGTTTTGATGATCGGCAAGTCTATATTGGTTTTGACTACTCAATGTTTAGTGATAACACAGCACTAGCGTTTGTATTTCCTTATCGTGATAATAATGACAAGCCACGATGGTTTATTTATCAGCATAGCTTTATCCCATGGCAGAAAGCCGGTTCGATTGAAGCTAAAGAAAAGCAAGACGGTATTAATTATCGGGACTTAGCTAAAAAGGGATTTTGCACAATTAGTAGTCACCCTCAGGGACTAATCAATGATGAGCAGGTTTACCAATGGTTGCTTAACTTTGTTGAGCGGCATCGACTAGAAGTTGTTTTCTTTGGTTATGACGCGTGGGGGCTAACGCCTACAATCAAGCAATTGGATTTAAATTCTGGTTGGCCATTGCAAGCTATTCGGCAGCGGACTAGTGAATTGAAGGATCCAACTAAGTTTTTACAGACAATGTTTGTTGAAGGGTCAGTTGATCGACTCGATGATCGAATTATGGAAAAGGCACTACTGAATGCAGAGATCTATGAAGATAAAATTGGTATTCAAGTCGATAAAGCTAAGGCCACGCTTAAAATTGACGTGGTAGATGCGTTAATTGACGCCTTGTTCCAAGCCATGTATCACTTTGAAGACTTCGCGGACGTAAACAATCCTGATAAACAGGTCGAACGCATGAGCGAAAAACAAGTCCTTGAATGGTTTAATAACCCAGAGTCAGGATTGCTAGGAGATGATATTAATGATTTTTAAACAATTTTTTGCAACTATTTGGCATTACTTTGATGTGCTGTGCTTTATTCTAGGCATGATTGCTGGGGTATATGCAGCCTTTTTGTTTGGACAGGCACAGGGTGTTCTAGCAATTGCTGTCGCTTTATTTTTAATTGGCTGGCTTTCGGAAGTCGTGGTAGCTAGCCAAAAAGGAGGTGATTAATAATGCCCTTTTTTGAACCACCAACGGCAATAGAAAATTCGGTTAATATTCAAAGCGTGCCAGTAGACGACGATAATATCGTTAATTTTTTGTCACCAACTGGCAATAATGAGTATGTTAGTGCCAAAGATGCTTTGGAAAATTCAGATATTTATTCAGCGGTTAACCAAATATCTGGAGACTTAGCCACGGTACAATTAATGGCAAATATGCCACGAGCGCAAGGAATTCTAAACAATCCTAGCACGACAGCTAATGGGCACACGTTTTGGCAGTCTATGTATTCACAACTTTTATTAGGTGGTGAATGCTTTGCATATCGTTGGCGTAATCCTAACGGTTTGGATTTGCGCTGGGAATATTTGCGGCCTAGCCAAGTTCAAACATACTTATTAGATGATGGCAGTGGTTTAACCTATACGGTTACCTTTGATGAGCCTAATTTGGGCGTCCTTCAATATGTACCACAGTCTGACATGATTCATATTCGCTGGGCTAGTACCGATGGCGGTATGACGGGTAACAGTCCGTTAAAAGCGTTATCGAACGAGTTACAAGTCAAGAGTTCGTCTAATAGCTTAACGTTGGCCGCATTAGCACGTTCAATTAGCGCTCCTGGTGTCCTATCTATTCAGCACGGTGGGCTGCTGAGTGAGAAGATGAAGGCTAGCCGCTCGCGTAACTTCATGAAACAGGTGAACAGTTCAAACGGCGGTCCGGTAGTTATTGATCAACTTGAAGATTACAAGCCGTTAGAAATGAAAGCCGATGTTACTAAGCTGTTAAGCCAAACGGATTGGACGAGTAAGCAAATTGCTAAAGTATTCGGCATTCCTGATAGCTATTTAAACGGCCAAGGCGACCAGCAAAGTAATATCGACCAAATCAAAGGCATGTATACGAATGCCCTTAATCGCTATTTACAGGCGATTTTAGCTGAACTGGATAATAAGCTTAATGCTAAAATTACAGCCAATATACGGACTGCTGTAGACCCATTGGGAGACTCATTTGCAGCTACCCTATCAGGTCTAGCTAAAGATGGCACAATTGCCAATAATCAAGCAACTTGGTTACTACAGCAGACTGGTTATTTTCCAGATGAAATGCCTGATGCTAAGAATCCAACGACACAACAAGTTGTAATTCAATCGGGAAAAGGAGGTGATAATGATGACAAAGAAAGTGATGATTAAAGGCGATATTGTTGATGATCAAACAGCCGGTTTCTATCAGTTCTTCGGAATGCCAGCAGTATCACCTTCGGGTGTTGCTGACATTTTAAACGATGACAGTGGCGATGACGATGACGACGGTGATGATGAAGAACTTGAAGTTGACATTGCTTCCAATGGTGGCGATGTTTTTGCAGCTAGTGAGATCTACACTATGCTAAAGAATTATGCTGGCAATGTAACAGTTAATATTCAAGGCTTAGCCGCTAGTGCAGCAAGCGTGGTTGCTATGGCTGGCGATCATATCAACATTTCACCAACTGCTCAGATTATGATTCATAAGGCTTGGTCACAACCAGCTGGTAATGCTGACGATTTGGAGCATGAAGCCAGTATTTTAAATGGCATTGATCAATCAATTGCCAGTGCTTATGAAGCTAAAACTGGCATGGATCAAGCTGACTTGCTACAGCTAATGGCAAATGAAACATGGTTAACCGCTAGTGATGCCGTTGATAAAGGTTTCGCTGACGAAATTATGTTTGCTAATGATCAACAATTGCAACCGGTGAACGCTATTTCACACATTCCACCTAAATCTGCAGTTAATAAGCTGATGAATCTCATTTATAAGGCGGATAAGGATAAAGCTAAACCGTCTAAAGAAGAAAATACTACTAATAGTCAATCTGCTGAATTACGAAACAGCAAATTGGCTATTTTATTTGGTAAAAATCAAAAGGAGGCCAACTAATGGCTAATATTAATACAATCAATGATGCCTGGATTGCCCAAGGGCAAAAGGTATCAGACTTGAACGACAAGTTAAACGCGGCTGTCCTTGACGACAGTTTTGATCAAGACAAATTTAAAGCAATGAAACAAGATCGCGATAATGCGGTTGCCCGGCGTGACGCTTTACATGAACAATTGGAAGAAGAACGCAAGGCTCAAGAAATTGCCGATATGGATGATAATGACAAGACCCGACTTGATGATGACGAAGAAGACATCAAAGCTAAGTTCATCAATAACTTCCAAGGCATGATTAAAGGTGACCCTAAAGTTATGAACTTGGTAACTTCTTCTACCGACGAATCTGGCAATGCAATTGGTTTGACACTTCCTCAAGATATTCAAACAGCCATTAACACATTGGTTCGCCAGTACGATTCATTACAACAGTATGTTAATCGGGAAGCCGTTACGACACAAACGGGTTCACGGGTGTGGGAAAAATGGACCGACGTTACTCCGTTGGCTGATTTAGATGATGAAACGGCCACTATTGGCGACAACGATGACCCACGTTTGTCCATTATCAAATACACAATCCATCGTTATTCTGGCATTACTACGGCTACTAATTCGTTGCTCAAAGATACTGCTGATAATATTCTAGCTTGGTTGTCACAATGGATTGCCAAGAAGGTTGTCGTTACCCGCAACGCTAAGATCATCGAAGCTATGAATAATGCGCCAAAGAAGCCAACCTTAGCCAAATTTGACGACATCATCGACATGATCAACACGGCTGTTGACCCAGCAATTAAGGCAACATCGTTCTTACTAACAAACACGTCAGGGTGCAATGAGTTATGCAAGGTTAAGGACGCTATGGGGAATTACCTATTGCAACCAGATCCAACCCAGCCGGACCGTATGATTGTCCGCGGTAAGCGAGTGGTTATGATTGCTGACAAGTGGTTACCAAATGCTGGGACAGCAGCGGCACCAGTTTATCCATTGTATTACGGTGACTTATCACAAGCGGTTACTTTATTTGACCGAGAAAATGCGTCATTGTTAACGACTAATATCGGAGCTGGCGCCTTTGAAAAGGATCAAACTAAGATTCGTGTGATTGATCGCTTTGATGTCGAAGCTACTGATACGGAAGCCTTTGTTGCAGGTTCGTTCAGTAAAATTGCTGACCAAACGGCCAACTTTGCGGCGACCGCTACTACAACGACCTCCGGTAGTTAATTAGCCAACTATGTCGCCAATAAATACACAGTACAGTGACAATCTGGGCGGCTAAGTAAGGATGTGATTTAAGTGGCAGCCGATTTAAAAACATTGAAATCATCTTTGCGAATTGATGGCGATGATGATGACGATCTGCTAAAGGGCTATTTGTCTGCAGCCACTAGCTACATTAAACAAGCCATTGGGGACGACAATAGCGTTCTAGGATTCTATGAAATGGAAGGCGTGAAAGACTTGTTTGAAACGGCTGTGTGCGCCTTAGCTGGTTCATATTGGTATTACCGGACATCAATCACTTCAAACGCTGTTAATCCAGTTGACTTAGTTGTTGATTCAATCATTGGCCAATTACGAGGCCTGTATAGTCAAAAGCAAGATGAGGTGGACGACAATGGCGATTAATAGGTTAACTCCAGTTGACTTTAACCAACGTATACAGATTGGCACTGTTAAAACTGTTCAAAATCCTATTAATGGGACTAGTAAGCAGACTTTTGTTAGTCAGTTTAGTTTATACTGTGCACCCTATACACGATCAATTGAATCTTCGTATCAACTCACAGCTGAACAATTGGAGCAAGTAGTGGTCATTATTAGGCATAACCCTAAGGTTTATGAAGGTATTAAGTGTCAGTATAAAGGCAAGTTTTACGATGTCATCAATGACAGCATAGATGATTCTAACAATTATCTGTCTTGCGATTATTTGACGCTCAAACAGGTTACTAAGGGGGCCTAGCTATGGCAAACAATGATATGGCCGAGCAACTAGAAAGCTGGCTTAAAGACGTCCACAAGCTAGTTCCCAATGAAGCTGAACAAGAAAAGATAACCAAAGCCGGTGCTAAAAAGTTGGCTGATAACTTGACGGAAGCCACGCGAAAGAAACACTATTCAAGTCATAAAGACGAGAAGTACGGACACATGGCTGACAACATAAGCTATAACAGCAACGATATAGATGGTGAACATGATGGCTCTTCAATTGTAGGCTGGACTAATAAGTACCATGATATGAACGCCATGAGGTTAAACGACGGGACTAAGCACATTAAGGCTGACCACTTTGTCGATGAGAACTTAGCCGACAGCCAAGACGATGTCTTTAATGCCATGCTAGATGAATATAAGAAGGGGGACGATGACTAGTGTTATTACCAGTATCACAGGTAGCCAGCCTAGTTAACGCCCTACATTTAACGTGGCTCGATAAAGTCTACCTTAATGAGATACCTAACGAAGATTTAGACAACACTGATTTAACAGTCATGCTATTGCAAGAGACCGATTCAAGCCCGGCCTACCTTGCAAACAGCACGTTTAAAGGGTTAGCCATGGGTGTTGAAATTCAAATCTTTTATAAGGCTGATTTAGAAGATGATTTTAATCCGCTTGAAACTGAGATAACTTTAATGAAGAGCTTTAAAGAGGCCGGCTGGTTAATTGTATCTAGTCAGCACCACACAACTGACCCGGATACCAACCAAGTAACAAAAACGATTTATATCACTAAAAACGAAATGATTTAAAGGAGAGATTTATAAAATGTCAAAACACAACATTGTCAAAGCAACCTTTGCTTTACTAGACGATAACGGCGACTTAATTAAAGACGCTACCAAAGGTCTATCTACTGATGGTATTTATGTTGCTGACCATCAAGGAGAAGGTTTCAGCCAAATCAACGTATCCGCCATCGAAGCGGCTGGAACTCCCGGCTGGGGGAATGGACAAATCAAGCGGACGGCTTATGGTAAGTCTATGCCTACGTTGGCTTTAACCGCTCTCGATTTAGATTGGAAAATCAACCAAATGCTAAAAGGGTTCACGCAGAACGCCAACACGGGTGCATGGGTAAGACAATTACCTAAGCCACACGTTGCTATGATTGCCGAATCTCAGTCATTAGATGGGGATATTTCAATTTATGAATGTTTTAACAACATTGAATTTGTCGAGGAAGCATCTAACAACTCAACTGACACCAACAGTGAAGCTGCTTACTCAACAGCCCTCAATGGTACCGTCTTAACGCCATTGAAGTCAGATATTTTCTTAGCTTCCAACAAGGTACAACAACCTTACATGGTCGCTAAGTCTACCGATGAAGGCTTTGACTTGGCTAAGCTTTATGCCGAAACATTTGGTGGCTATGTGTCAAGTCAAACTTCTACGACAACGACAACTGTTCAATCATAGTAGCAACATTTAAAAGGCTTCCCAATCAAGGGTGGCCTTTTAATACATACAAATTTAAATAAAGGGGTACAAATAATTATGAAAATCAATGCTAAAAACTATTTTAAAATCGACAAGACAGCCGATGTAACGCCAACGAACAACATTATTCGACTAGCTACTAAGGTTCAAATCGGTATGCTTGAATCACAAGATACTGAAAAGGAAATTACTGAACTAGACGCAATGAAAGACGGCCTAGAATTGCAGGACGATATGGCAGATTTTGTACAACGGGTCATGAGATACACCGACAAGCAAATGAATACGATTAATGATACCGTCTCAATTGATAAATTTGGTGAAGGAGTTGGTTATCTAATCATGCGGTTAAATGGTATCTCAGATGCTGACATTAAGCTGTCAGAACAGAAGCAACGTAAGGCAATTGAAGATTCTAAAGCGTCAAAATAAGCCGGCACAAGCGTAACAGTGAGCTTAAAAAGGAAGTTCTAAAGTTGAAAAACCAACAGGAAGACTTCAATCTGCTAGCACAACAATTATTAACTGAGGGGTTATCACCGAAAGAATTCGATGATAGCTCCTTTTTTAGTATGATGGCAACTTTGAACGCTCGTAAGAAGGAAGACCGGCCTGAGTTAGTCGACCCATTAGAGGCTATCAACCAGACATACGGTATATAAGCGCTTGTGCCTAAGTAAATAAATTATAGGAGGTAAAATAAATGGCTAAAAAAGTAGTCGGCCGTGAGATGACCAGTAAGGTTGGCCTAGACAGTGCAGAGGCTGTTAAATCACTCAAGCAGTTAACTGCTGAGGTTAAAGCCAATACTAGCGGCTGGAAGGCTCAGGAGACGGCATTAAAGTCAGCCGGAGAGTATCAAAAGGCGGCCGCATCTAGGGTAGACGGATTAGCTAAATCAATGGAAGCTCAAAAGGCTAAAATTGATGAGTTAAAGTCCCGTCAATCAGGCTTAAACAGAAACACTAAAGACGGTGAAGAAACTTATTTAAAGCTGTCTGATCAGATTAACAAAGCTAGTCGGTCATATGACTCAATGGGTGGTCAGTTAGACCGTGCTAAGTCTAAATTACAGTATTACAATTCAGGTTTAGCCGACTTACAAAAGGGCTATAAACAGAGTACAGCTTTAAGTGAGTCCTATGTGAAGCGCCTAGAAGCCGAGGGTAGGTCAGCCGAAGCTAACAAGGCTAAATTAGGTGGCTTAAAACAAGCCTATTCTAACATGGAGGCTCAGTATAAGGCCCAAACTAGCGAACTAGAACGGATTAAGACTGCTAGTGGTGCTACTAGTGACGCTTATAAACGCCAACAAGTGCGTGTTAATGAGACTGCCACAGCCATGGCTAAGCAGAAATCAGAGGTCACTGAATTAACAGTAAAGTATGGCACGATGAGTGACAAGATGGCCAAACTGTCAGACAAAGCCGCCATCACAAAAGACAAGCTAAAGACCTTTGCTGGCGGCTTTAAAACCCTAGCAACCGCGGCTAGTGCTTCCATTGCTGGAGTAACCGCGGCTAGTGTTGCTGGCGCTGAAAAAGCGTCAACTTTGCAGAACGTTTACAAGCAAAACCAAAACTTGTTAACGACCAGTGGCGACTCTGCTAAATCGGCGATTAAAGCCGTTACTGAGATGCAGAAAGATGGTCAAAAGTATTCGGTTAAATATGGGATTAGTCAAAAAGAAATCGCTGAACAATATCAAGACTTAATCAAGCGTGGACATACGGCTAAAGAATCTTTAGCTGTTATGAAGACTGAGTTGCAAGCCAGCGTAGCATCAGGCGATGAATTTAGCGATGTGACCAAGGTTTCTAGTCAAGTGATTGAAGCCTTTGGTATGAAGACTAATAACACAGCCAAAATGGTAAAGAATACTAAACGAGTTGTTAACGATTTGGCTTATGCCGCTGACACGACAGCTACGGACTTTTCCAGTTTGGGAAAAGGCATGGAATACGTTGGTGATTCAGCTAGCAATGCTGGTTTTAGTGTTGAACAAACCAGCGCAGCTTTAGGTGAATTGTCTAACCATGGTCTTGAAGCTGATAAAGCTGGTACGGGGCTACGTAAAATGATTACGAGTTTAGCTAGTCCTACGGCAGCGGCGACAGGGGCTTTGAAAAAGGTTGGAATCACCTCAACTAAAGCTTTTCAAGATTCAAAGGGAAACTTCAAATCCATGTCTGATATTATGTCAATCATGGAAAAGCATACTAAGAACTTAGGTGGTGCCCAAAAGGCGGCCGTATTTAAAGCAGTGTTTGGAGCAACTGGTATGCAAGCTGCTCAAATACTGGCCAAGAACAATAAACAGCTATCTTCATTAACTGATAAAGTAACTAAGGCTGGCAAGGCTGGTGAATACGTTCAAAAACTGGCCAATAAAAATAGTGGTACCGCTCAAATGAACGTTAAACGTTTTAAAGAATCCGGTGAAGCACTTGAAACCATGATGGGTGCTAAGCTACTGCCAGTGATGACCGAAGCAGCTAACAAGATGACGGTGGCATTTAACAATAAGGGTGTCCAAAATGGTCTTAAAAAGACTGTTAATTTAATTGCCACTTTACTAGAGGGTACTCTTAAAGTAGTGGAATTTATGGGGGCTCACACTAAAACGGTTGCAGGCTTTGGGGTAGCCTTAGGTAGCATCTGGGCCATTGTTAAAGTAAGCAAGTTTATCGGCCTGCTAAAAGAAATGAAAACTAACTTTGGCCTAGTTGGTGATGTCATTAAAGGTGCAACGGCTGAGCAAGGTCTATTTAACATTGCATTAGATGCAAACCCAGTAGGGATAACAGTTATTGCTTTAGCCGCCCTCACAGCTGGCCTAGTAGCCGCTTATAAGTACATTAAGCCATTTAGAAAGTGGGTTAATGGCCTAGGTGAATCGATGAAAAAGCTATTTAGTGGCAAGTATGACTGGGAAAAGAAAGTTGGCTCAGCCCTAGGTAAAGTTGGTAACACCATGGGTAAATGGGCTAAAACCACTACCGGTTTCTTTAAAAAACACAAGACCGAGATATTAACTACTTTGATTAACCCTTTTGCAGGCTTAGCTACATGGTTTTTAAAGGACACTAAGACTGGTAAGAACATTCAAAAGTGGTCTAAAGGTTTTAGCAAAGACATTCAAAAAATGGGCTTTAAGAAGGCGATGGACAAACAGGTCAATGACGCTTCTAAGGCGTTTAGCAAGACTAAGTTCGGCAAGTGGTTTAAGACCGTTTCAGATAGCTTTGATAGTTTTAAAAGCAGTTTTAAGAATAGTTGGAACAAGCACTGGTCAGATATGGGTAATACCATGCAAGCTGACTGGAACGGTTCCGTTAAGAACACTAAGAACTTCTTTAGCACCGTTGGCAATAAGTGGAATGGCTTTAAAAATAGTTTTAGAAAGAGCTGGAACAGCCACTGGGACGATATGCGTTCCGGCTTAAACTACTACTGGAATAGGTCAATTAAACATACTAGAGATTTCTTTTCTAGCATGGGAACCAAATGGGTTGACTGGAAGAAGAGCTGGTCACATAGCTGGAATAACCACTGGGACACAATGCGATCTAACTTGCATAGTTACTGGAACAAAGACTTGAGTCATACTAGAGTGTTTGGTCACTCAATGGGTGACTGGCTATCAACATTCAAAAAGTCATTCAAATCAGGCTGGTCTGGTTTAGGTACCGGCGTTGAGAACATCTTTAAGGGTTTGTGGAAGGATTTAAAGAGCTTTGCTAAAGATGGCATGAATGATGTCATCGATATTATCAACGGTGGGATTAATGCGGTTGATAGTGTTATTCACACATTCGGCGGTAAGAAGAAGACCATTGGTGATTTAAGCCATGTTCACTTTGCCACTGGTACCGGTATGTTTAGTGGGTCACGTAACCCGATTACACGGCCTACTATGGCAATGCTTAATGATGGTAATGACAGTCCACAAACTGGCAACAAAGAAATGGTCATGCTCCCCAATGGTGACTCAGGCATTGTTCAAGGACGTAACACTAAGATGATGTTACCGGCTGGCACTGAGGTATTGAATGCTAGTGAGACAGCTATGTTAATGTCGATGCAAGGTGTGACTAAGTATGCTAAAGGTACAGGGATATTTGGTGACATTTTAAACAGTGTCACTAGTGGTATCTCAGGCGTGACTAGTTGGGTTGGTAAAAAGGTCGGCAGTTTAGAGAAGTTCTTTAATACCGCCACTAACATCATCGCTCACCCGGTTAAGTCACTCGAAAACCTGTTTAGCTGGTCTTCTAAGGGCGTCTCAGGCGTCATGAGTAACATTGGTCACGGCCTATTTGACAATACTGAGAAGCAAGCTAAGACATGGTGGTCAACCTTATGGGGTGGCGTTAGTGACAGCCTAGACAGTGGCTCATCTAGCTCTAGTCTAGTTAATGCGATGGAGAAGTACGGTGCCACAAACAAGTATGTTTACGGTGCTGAGGGTCCTAGTGCGTTTGACTGTTCTGGCCTAGTTGAGTATGCCTTAAAGAAGATGGGAATAAGCTTCCCACGGACGTCAGGTGAACAGTATGCCGCTACTAAACATGTCAGCAATCCTAAAGTTGGTGACCTAGTGTTCTTTGGTTCTAAGGGTAGCAGCCACGTGGGGGTATATACTGGTAATGGCGAGTTTTACAGTGCTGAAAATGAGAAAGATGGCATGGGATTTAGTAAAGTTCATGGCGGTGGCTATGGTACGTTTGCTGGTTATGGACGAGTACCCGGATTATCAGATAGCACTAGCTCGGATAAGTCTTCTAAATCTAGTGGGCTGTTAGGCACCATTAAAAAGCAGGTTGGCTCAGGCTTTTGGAAGTTTATCAGTAAACTAGCCGATGAGTTTGGTGACTCTGACAGTAGTAACCCCGGTGGTTCAGGTGTTGAACGTTGGAAGTCGGACGTTATCAAGGCGCTAAAAAAGAACGGTTTTGCAGCTACTGCTAGTCAAGTATCAGCTTGGCTAAAGGTTATCAAACGGGAGTCAAATGGTGACCCAACAGTGGTTAATAACGGGGACTCTAACGCCCTAGCCGGCCACCCATCTAAAGGGTTAGTTCAAACGATTCAATCAACTTTTGATGCGTATAAGTTCTCTGGCCATGATAATATCTTTAATGGCTATGACGACCTGCTAGCTGGGATTCATTATATGAAGGCTAAATATGGGTCAGGTGCTAGTGCGTTTGCTCGGGTTAGTGGGGCCGAAGGCTACGAGAACGGTGGCATTATCAACACTAACCAGTTGATTGAAGTCGCTGAACACAATAAGCCTGAAATGGTGTTGCCATTAACTAATAAATCAAGGGCTAACCAGTTAATCACACAGGCTAGTCAGGTTGTAAATGGCAATACTAGCACGCAAGTTGCGTCAACTAACAGTGAAAGTAATGAGAAGCTTGATAAAGTCATCGCATTATTGGCGGCTTTATTATCAGGCCAAGGAAATGTACAAGCTGTTATTTCTAACGATTCAATAGTTAATGCAAACAAGAATTATACTAAGAAGACTTCACAGTATTCACAAATGATGGGCTATTAAAGCCATCAATCAAAGGGTAGTCCTTAATTGGGCGCCCTTTTTACATAAACTTAAAAAAGGAGGTTAAATCGTGACCTTACAACGAGATGATTTTGAATATGCTGGTTTAAATAGCCGGGACGATTTACAGGTTGAGATGGGAAACGTGGTATTGCCTAGTGCACCGGCCATGGCTGAACAGGTGACTGATATACCAGCCATGTATGGTAACCAATTTAATGGCACGGATTTTACTAGTCGGACGATTAGTATACCGGTATCCATTTACTGTGCTGATAATCAAGACGCCTTTAATCAGATAATGCACAACCTAAGCGGTCTGCTATTAAGCGATGACCCCAGTGATAATGATAAAGAGTATCCATTGATATTTGGCTTTGAACCTAAGGTGACGTATTGGGGGCATATTACCGCAATTAGTGACCCTAGCCCGATTAACACAGGCATGTATGACATGACTTTAACGATTACCTTTGTACAGTCTGACCCACGGGCAACTTTACCACAGGTTGAAACACCCTTAAAGAACGGCTTAAACACAATCACTGTTGATGGGACTGCTAGAACGGAACCGGTTATTCAAGTTGTTCCAAAGCGAGCTTTAAAATACATTGGTTTCACCTTAAATGGTGGCCTTTTAGGCGTGGGACCAGAAGACCCTGATGACCAAGCCAGCGCTGTTCAACCGTATACAGAAGTTGTTGATGACCCAATGGGGACAATGGCGATGTGGTCAAATGATGCTACTGCTACCAGTGCCATGAAGATAAATGGGACGGTAAACTACCAAGGTGCTGCCGAAATTAAGACATCAACAAGCGCCATGATGGTTGCCTTAAGTAGCAATAAAAAGAATTATGGGACTATGCCGACCACTTTAACAAATCAGTGGTACGGACCGGGATACCGTTACACTGGCCTAACTTCAAGCCTTTATAATTGGCGGATTAAAACAGGAGTTCACCACATTAAATATAGTGGCACTCACAACGGCCGAGCGATTGGTCAAGTTGCCGTTCTACTACTTGATTCAAATGGCTCAACTATTGGGCGCTTTGGAATTATTGACCATGGATCCGGCGCTCGACCAGAGGCTTTTTTGCAGTTGACCGAAGCTGGTGGGAGCTTTACCGCCGGTGATGGAATTCATAAGGACATCTATTATGGATATGGCCCGTCTAAAGCTTTTACTAATGGAAAAGACAACAATAACATTAAAATTAAAACTGGCACAACGACTAAAACTGTTATTAAACGGTCAACCAGCAAAAAAGGGAAAGTGACTAAGAAGTCGGTTAAAAAGACCACTGCTAAATATGCAACTGTAGTCAATAAAGAGGAAACGGACTGCTTGAGTTCAGCATGGCTAATGCTTGACATGACAAAGATTGGGAATGTTTACACTTGGTCGATAACACAATATAATACCTCGACTGGTCAGCCTTATACGGACAGCAAAAATCATCTAATTGTTCATGGAACTTACGTTGATAATTCTAAGAAGTATAGTGGAACAAACTTAGGTGGGATTGGTGCTGTCATGCTCAAAAAGCCAATTACAGAGGATATTGAAAAGGTGGCGTACACTAACCCGTTCTTATCAATCACCAACTTACAAATCTGGCAAGCTAATTCGGTTGCTTCAACGACACCCAGTTACATTGCCACCGCTAATAGTGAAATTGTTATGGACTGTGAGTCTGATACGGTGACCATAAATGGGAAATTAACCTCACCTGTTTGGTCAACAGACTTTCCAAAGCTAAAGCCGGGAGTTAACAGCTTGACAATAACCGGTGACCTAGATGACGCTACCATGACCTTAAAATATCTACCAAAACTACTATAACAACACTTTAAAGGCTTCCCATTAAGGGTGGCCTTTTTACACAGCTGAAACAAGGAGGCTAACAAATGGCTTTAAGCAATCAATATTTAATTTTAAATTCAAATTTAAAGCGGATTGGGACTCTGACCGTTGATGGAGCTACTAAGTTCTCAAACGACAGCATTAAAATACAATTGGCCGATAGTGATACAACTAGCACGAGTTATGATGACGAAACTAGCGTTGGGACTAGCGACAACTATACGGGAACTATTAACCTAAACGCCCAATCTAAGAAGTTCGACCATCAAGGCTCATTAGACGTGCTTCAAGGTCAAACGGATTCAGATAAAGTGGTGGCGGGTAACAATCTCGCCTATTATGATGCCTTGTCTGGCCATTGGTATGTCATGCACATTTATAGTGTTGAAGAGAGCAATTCAGCGGCCGTTAAACATGTGACGACAGCTAGCTTTACCAATTTATGCTTGTACACGCTAGCTCAACATTATCCGGTAGCCACTACCGCTAGTGCAAGCTCGATTCAGACAGCCTTTAACGAGTGCTTTAACGCCACTGGTTGGACGCTGGACTATCAGACGACTAATGTGATGACACCATCTATTACTATTGATGGCAAAACTAAAGCTAGCACCTTATTACAGACGCTCATTCAAACGTATAATGTCGAGATTGACCCTTACGTTGAGATTGACTCACAAGGGAACATCACTAAAAAGGTTTGTTTAATCACTGACCAGCTTAATGATGATGTGGTATACAACGAGGCTATTTTTGGCAAGAACATGACCGGGATTAAGCGAACCACTGTATCAACACCCGTCACTAAATTAATACCATACGGGGCTCAAGGAGCAACAATTGCGGCTGCTAATGATGGCAAGATTTACATTGTTGATGATGATGCTAACCAGCTTTATAACCCTGATTGGCAAAGCGGAACTTACTATGAGTCAGTAGTGACAGCTAATTCAATCAATAATGCAAGTGGGTTAAAGGCGTGGGCTGAACAGATTTTGGCTCTTTACAATCACCCGCGGACGTATTATGAGGTGAATGTAACACCAAATTTTAACCCACCTTTAGGTGCCACAATTAGGTTTAAAGATGAGTTAATTGAGCCGGTATTAGACGCTAGTGGCCGGGTTATTCAACGCACGATTAGCTTTGCTAACCCTTATGGCAACTCGGTAGGATTCGGTGAATATACAACGGTGGTTGCAACTACTCCCGCTTGGTTAGCTGGTTTAACAAACAGCCTTAACGACGCCGTTTCTAAAGCCAAGGCTGATTCAAGCACGATTACACCGACTATTTTGCACCCTGATGGCCTTGACTTCGCTCAAAGCGAAACTTCAAAGCGGCTCATTTTAACTGCCCATGAAGGAAACACTAATATCAGTGCTTTTATCGACCCATTGGGATTTAACTGGAGCCATGTAAATAGCGGTGGAAATGTTGATACTAGCTATGCTAAAACAGGCTATTTAAACACGGTTAGTGCCGGCACTTTAGGCCAAATTAGAGGACAAATTGATGGCGACTATATAACAGATGACCCTGAAATTAGTGTTGATGACGGGACATGGTCAAAAGTGGGGTCATTTAACGCTTATGATGATGGGACAAATGAAGTCATGCAACATGCCGAACAGTTGAGTGATGGCCGATGGATAGTGTCTCAAGACGGCGGGATTTATAGCCTTAGAGACGCCAATTTAAAATATGTTTCTAAAATGACGCTAACAAATGATGGCCATGGGACTTCGTTTGGGGCTGACATTGAAGACGGCACGATTTATATTTATGCGCCTTTAAATATGGGTAATGGGTGGGATGTTGTAAAGGTTCCCTATACTGCTGGAGCTACCTTAGACACTAGCTCGGTTAATCATCTTTTAAGCTTTGACCATTATATTCGTGTTAACTATGACAGTGCCCACGATTACTTTGGACTGTCCGATGAAAGCCTAAATTACTATATCTTAAAGGGAAGCGACGTACGGTTGGGCACTTATAACGTGCTTTATCGGCTTCAATGGACCGACTATGGCTACGACAATGACACTCAAATTTTACAGGGGTTTTTGTTGGACTTCCCTTATATCTATCTTCAATCAGGGAACCAAAATGAGGGCGACGCTTGCCAGATTTACACCATAAATGCTATTCATGGGGGACTCGAGTTTAACTACTTCTATGACTTCTCAGCTAAGATGGGACTAAGCGGCTATATTGAACCGGAAGGCCTCAGCTTTGCTACCTTAAATGGGAGTAAAAAGTTGGTCCACTTCTTAACGAGCACGGTTGGCAAAGACACTACCCCAAAAACAGAAAACTTTTACGCTTGTTCAATTATAGATAGGACGCCCATGACAGCTACCACTGAGACAAGCACCACAGATGACTAAAAAGGAGGTTAAAAATGACAAAAAGTAGAAAAGCCGAAGTTAACATTACCCAAGCCACTTTAACGGGGCAAAATGCTCAAAATACAGCTGATAATGCGGCTAGTGGAGTCACCAATTTAAATGACCCCAACTTAATGAGTGTTATTGAGAAACAGACACAGGCTTCACAATACGCCGGATTAACGAGCCAGTATAACGTGATTTTAAATCGGGCTAAAGATGCCAGTATAAGCACAACTGATTTAACAACAGCCTACACTAGCTTAAACACCTTTATGTCGGCCATACTAACAGATACCACTAAAGCTAGTGACGTTAATCGGAACACCTATAAGAGCCTTACAGACGCTTATAACTCGGCTTTAAGCAATGTACAGACCGCCTTAAGCGATAGCTTTAACACCGACATTGATAACATGCAGTCAAGCGTGTCGGTAGCTAGTCAAGCGGCTTCTAGTGCCGCTATCGTAGCTTCACAGGCGGCTATAACAGGTGATAATGCTAGTCAGGTGGCTTCACAGGCGGCTAGTGCGGCTAATCAAGCTAGTGCTGATTACACAGATTTAAGTGCCGGCGTTAAAGATGGCTCAGTCGTGCACATTACCACTAAAACGGTGATTGATGACGCTGTGATTGGTACTGCTCAGATAGCCGATGCAGCTATCACCGATGCCCAAGTTGGTAATGTTAGTGCCAATAAATTAACAGCTGGCACGATTGACTTTAATACAATTACTGGTAAAAATATCAACGCATCAAACATCACAACAGGAACACTCAGCACTGACCGGTTAAATGTCGACAAGTTATCAGCTTTAAGTGCCAATTTAGGTGATGTTACCACCGGTTCCTTAAAAGGTGTCGACATTGTTGCTAACACGTTTAGTACGCCTAATGGCTCATTTACAACTGATGCAAACGGTAATGTGGTGGCTAGCAATTTAACCGTACGAGGGGTTACTAACCTAGTTTATAATGCGGCTTTACTTGGTGGTAGCAGTAGTGGAATCCCGGGTTGGACACTTCAAAGCGGATATTACTCAAGCACCACTTTGCATGACGGGGTAAAATCAATAGAGTTTAACTCCTCAACTGGTTCAGGCGCATGGGTTAAAATTGGTCAATCCAAAATTTATGCTTTAGCTGGGTCAATGGGAGTGCCATTTAGTGCTTCCGTTTGGTCTATGGACTGGGGAAGCGATTCTTCAATAAAATATAATCTTACGTTGGCTTTTTATGATTCAACTGGTACACGAATTTCTTTTGTCGGCAACAACTGGAACGGTAGCTCAACTTCACAAGGTTGGGAATACAAGACTGTTGATAACTCAGTACAACCGGGAAACGCTTCTTATGTAGGGGTTGAATATTGGGCTTACAACGGTAAGGGACACGTAGCGTTTAGCTCACCTATGTTAACACAAACTGCTCAATCAACTGGCTACCAACCTGATACAGGTAACATTATTAGCGCTGGTGAAATTGATGGTACCGTTATTAACGGGTCAACCGTTAATGGGACTACGATTAATGGGGGTACTCGATTAAATAGTTATGGCAACACGGACTACCCATTATCAATCTCGTCTGACGGTTCGCTTGTTAACACATCAGTCCAAAGCATTGATAACGGGTCAGCGCTTGTAAGGGCCGCTATTAAAAACGGAGTAATGAGTACAAGTCTTCGTGGGATGACAGCGTTTGACACTAACAAGTATTTAGCTGACGAAACCGTGCTTGGCTTGGGACAATTATCTTTGCACACGGGATACTCTCCAACTGCCGTTTCTGACTTCTCAACAAAGAACATGGTATCAACAGGATATGTAATTTTAGATGCTTCTAGTGGACTAACATTACAAGGAGATTCACAACAAATTCAATTTAACGGGTTATCAACAGATACTACGAGTAAAGGCATTATCTTTACGCCCTACGGCAATATCAATCCCAACGGGGACCAAGGAACGTGGTACCTAGGGCCTAGTAAATCAAATCAAACTGCTAATTTTGGTATTGATTCCGCTGGAAACAATGAAATTCATTTTTACCGGCAGGTAAACGTTGGTGCAGTTACTGTGTCAACTGGTGGAACTTTTGCCCTAAGTAATGGTGGCGACTTTTGGTTTGGTGAGACAACTGGTGGATTCACAGGAATCCATGCCGGTGCCGTTAACTATACCAGCCTTGTTAAATCGTCTCTTTTAAGTCTTAAGAAGGACGTAAAAAAGGCTGACACGGCTTATTGGGCCCAATTAGTTAACTCAATTGACCTAGCCACTTATCAATATAAAGCCGACGATAATACTAGCCATATCAGACTGTCTTCAATTGTTGATGATGTGAATGATGATAAGCAATGGCAACTGCCAGACGTTTTTATAAACCGCGATAAAGATGGCAAGTTAGATGGTGTGGACGATAGCGTCCTTTTAAATGCCACCTTAGCTACGGTACAGGAGCAGCAAAAGGAGATTGATCAACTAAACGGTCACAGCATGAAATTGGAAGCTAAATTAAACAAATTGGAGGCCAAATTAAATGGATAGCATTTTAATTACGAATTATAAACCAGATTACACAAATAACATTATGACAATCAGCATTCAAATTAACACTTTAGGCATTAGCTCACAGGTTACCATCTCAATGGATGACTTTAACACCGCCATTGGTTCGGGTGCTGACGACGTTAAATTAAAGGTGTTAAACACGCTGATTGATAGTCTGACTGCTCTGAAACCAGTTACCACGACTACTAAGGAGGCTTAAAAATGGATATTGATGTAAAAGCTTTAATTAACAAGATGACGAGTAACTACGCACAAGCATTGGCAGTTAAAGACCAACAGCTAGCAATGGCACAAGTTCAAATTGACCAGCTCAATGCCAAGTTAGCTGAGAAGGAGGCACCTAAAGATGGCGAAAACGCTTAGTTTTACCGATACTTCACCACAAACGGTTAAAATTGGCGATACCACCACCAGCTTTACGTTAATTTGTGGCAATGATAATGTGGCAACGGATTTAACTAGTGCCACCTCGATTACTGTTAAATTTGGCAATACTAGTGGCTATCTTAAATCGGCCACAGTTGACCCAACTAGTTTAACCGACCCCACAACTGGTCAAATTGTGCTAGCCTTAACAGCGGATTTAATGACCGGCTTAACAGCGGGAGATTATCAGCTCGAAGTATGGGTGGTTGATAGTACCGGGACGTCAATTTACCCTAGTGAGTCAACATTACAGTTCCAAGTTAATAGTAGTCTTGAATAGGGGGTAGACAATTGAATAAGCACAATTTAAAGGCACTCATCTTAATGGTGGGCGCCATTTTTATGGCCTTTTTAATGGTCAATTTAAACAGTCAGGCTTCAACTAGCCGGGACCAAGGGGTCGACTGGTCTAAGTATAACGGCAATAGTGGGACGTTTGGCTATAGTACCGATAAGTTTGTATTCTCACAGGCTGGTGGTTTCTATGGTGGGACTAATATCCCTCAGTCCACGTATAACAGCCAAGTTAAGTCAGCTCAACAGGCTGGTAAACGGGTACACACCTATTTGTGGGACGGTGTTGGTGGCAATATGACCAATGCCAAGAAGATGATGGCTTATTATTTACCACGTATTAAAACGCCTAAAGGGTCTATTGTGGCGTTGGACTATGAGGATGGTGCTTCTAATAGCGTGACAGCTAACACTAATGTCATTCTAGCCCAGATGAAGCTTATTAAGGCGGCTGGCTATACACCGATGCTGTATGGTTACAAGGCCTACCTCAATACCCATGTTAATGTTAGTGCCGTTGTTAAAGCCTATGGTAGCTGTCTATGGCTAGCTGAATATCCGGACTATCTGGTTAGAACTAGCCCTGATTACAATTACTTCCCTAGCATGGACGGCGTGGCTATCTTTCAGTTTACAAGCATGTATAAAGCTGGCGGATTAGATGGCAATGTCGATTTAACTGGCATTACCAAGTCAGGCTATACGACTGCTAGCAAGGCTAAAGCACAGGCCAACGTTAAGAAGGCTAAGGCCGCTAAGAAGGCCACCTTTAAGGTTGTTAAATACAGCCAACGAGGGGTGTTCTATCCTAACCGGACACTAGCTGTTCGCTACACGGATAGTGACAAGGTACGTCAAGTGGCTACCTACTACAAGGGTGAGAGTGTAACTTACAACGCTGTTATTATCGAACACAACTATGTATGGGCCCGTTATACACGCTCAAATGGCCTGTATGGCTTTATCAAGCTAGGCGTTACCAATGGGCATGATTATGGGAAGCGGGTGACCTACTGATGGCACAATATGATGATACAACTAAGATGCTGATGGATATTAAAGAGGATGTGGCCGCTACCAAAGCTAAAGTGGATAACATTGAAGACAAGCTTAATCAGGTTGACAATATTGAGGCCAAGTCGGATAAGGCCCTAGCCAAGTCAATTGAGGTTGAGCACGAAATAGGACGGGTTACTCAGATACAGAATTGGGTGATCGGTGTCTTGGTTAGTGGCGTGCTTGTAACGTTATTAGTTTACGTTGCAGAAAAGTTCCTTTAGGAGGAAAAATAATGACAAAATTTTTAAATGTAATTCAGGCAACACTCAAAGCTAACTACAAAAAGCCTGCTTATTGGGCCCAGATTATCGGGTCCGTGTTGATTATTGGCTTAGCTGTCGCAACGGTCTTCTTTGGTGTTAAGATTGACGCTAATGCAGTTGTGTTAGTGATTACCGCCGTGGGGGCAATCCTAGCTTTTGTCGGGGCAATTACGGATAATTCTATTTTGGAAGATACCGGCAATACGATCAAGACTAAGTCGAATGCGTTAGCTTCTACGGAGCAAACGGTCGTGGAAGCCTTGGCAGAAGCTCAAGCTAAGATTGAAGCAGCTAACTCAGCAGCGGCTAGTCAAGCCGAAGCCCAAGCGTCACAGGCGGTAGTGGCCGCGTATAGTCAAGCAGCTAGTGCGGCGGCAGTTGGTGACACAGCCACGGCTAGTTCAGCAGCCACTTTAGCGTCATCGCTAGCGGCTAATTTGGATAGCAATGCGCAATCAGATACCGAAACGGCGTCAGAATCCGCCTCACAAGCAAGCTAAAAGTAGTATAATTAAATATTGAATTTGCTAATCCCCTGCGCTTCGGCGTGGGGGATTTTTTTAATAGCTAATATTCAAAAGTATACATTTCTGTCTTAAAGACAAATAAAGACAAATTTTTAAAATTAGTAGTGCTTTTTAGTACAAATGAAAAAAGCTTGAATGCCGTTAAATCAACGTTTAACAGGATTCAAGCTTCATCTAGTTTACCCAATTATGCCCCAGGCAGGATTCGAACCTGTACATTGTTGCCAATACAACGACCTGAACGTTGCGCGTCTGCCAGTTCCGCCACTGGGGCAAAGTTGTTATTCAACAACACCGTTAATTATAGCGAAAAGTGGCCCAAAAATAAACCTTTTTCTATATTTATGCAATTTTTTGCACGAAATTTGCAAAAGGCGGTTGGCAGGACGGCAAAGAGGTGTATACTAGTCTTTGTTGACAAATTAATATTTGTGATGGCGGTATTGGCGAAGTGGTTAACGCACCGGATTGTGGCTCCGGCACGCGTGGGTTCGATTCCCACATACCGCCCTAAGCATCAATAAGACGAAAGCATCCAAGTTAAACTTGGGTGCTTTTTTTTGCGAAAGACCGTTTATTTGTCGCTACGGGAGCGCTATACTGATTAGCGTATTATAAATAATTTAATATTTGGAGATGGGGAAATGCGGGGAAAAAAGGTCTGGTTAGTGGGACTACTAGTATTACTTGGATTGGCTTTAGGAACGAGTACGAGTTTAACAGCGAGTGCAAAGTATGCAGGTCATAGTGCCACGCCAACAGAATTACGGGGAACTTGGTACCAATATCGCGGCAAAAATAAATGGACTAAGATGGTTATTAGTAAGCAGGCCGTTAAGTATAATGGCAAAACGTTATATACACCGAAAAAGAAGTCTTGGCATCAACTTTATGTGAGAAAGTTCAATAAAGGTACTGGTGGCAGCAAAGGCATTAAGGGTTATGGTGGGGCCAACTATATTTTTAACGATAAATTCCAATATGATGCTCAAATCATGGGGAGTTTTTGGCTGTCAGCACAAAAAGTCAAAGGTAAACGGGTGATGAAGTCATATTACAATATGGGCTATTTCGAAGTTTATACGCGCCAAAAAGTTAAGCATAATTACAGTTATCAATATAATGGCAGTCAGTATTTGAATAAGATTGGCCGCTAAATTAAACATACTAAGATAAAAGTCTTCGAACGTCAACGTTCACTCTTGCTAGCAATTGTACGGCACGTCTAAAACACAACAAGTCCCGGTCATAAATAGTGGCCGGGACTTGTTGTGTTTAAAATTGAAATCAGTCAGTTTAGCTGGAGGTCAGCAGTAATAGAAGTGAGGTGAGAGACCATGTCTTTTGGGCTCGAGCCGGTCGCCACGGCAACTGGAATTAGTGCTGACCGGAAGCGGCAAGTATCAGTAGTCGATAGTTAGTCTTAGGATGTTTTGTGAGGTCGAATATTTTTATTCCACGCTTTAATCGAGTTGTTTCGTCGTAATATGGCCATTTAAATAAACAAAGTAACTCCCCAATAAATGGCCGCGCCCACCATCTTTTTGCCGACTATACACATCGACTTGGTAATAATGATGACCATCACCGTCAATGTTTACGGTGGGGACTGCATGATAGACTTGCTTAGTTGGCTGATTCAAGACTTGTTTGACCGCGGCGGCCGCAAAGTTTGGACCGGTGATGTGATCATTGTCGGCTTGATACTGCTGACCGGTGGCCTTTTCAGCACTGGCATCTTGGGCTTTAGCCGCGGCGGCCGCGGCACTTTGCCGATTGGCCGCGGCGACGCGATTGGCCTGTTGCGTTGAAACTGATGGTTCAGCTTTACTGGTGCACCCACTTAAAATGAGTGCTAAGCCGGCCAAAATTAACCCAATGCGTTTTAACAC